CGATACAACCCCGATGAGATCTCCGCCCTACAGTACGCCGTCAACCTCAAGTTGCAGGACCCGGTTGCCTTCGCTGCCGAGTACCAAAACGAGCCGATCGACGAAACGGTCGACGCCGATCTGCCCTCTGTCGACGAGATCCGCCGCAAGACCAACGGCTACCGCCGCCGAGTCATTCCGGCCGCCGCCACCACGTTGACCTGCCACGTCGACGTCCACGCCAAGCTGCTCTACTACACCGTGGCCGCATGGACCGAGGGCTTTACGGGCTGGGTCGTCGACTACGGGGCCTATCCCGATCAGAAGATCCGCTATTTCACGATGCGCGACGCCCGCCGAACCCTAGGCCGCGCCCACCCCGGCATGGGCCAGGAGGCCGCCATCCTGGCCGGCCTGACCCGCCTGGTCGACGACCTTTGCGGCAAGCCCTGGCACACCGAGACCGGGGCCGATCTCCACATTGCCCGGCTGCTGATCGACGCCAACTGGTCCGACTCGACCGACATCGTTTACGACTACTGCCGCCAATCGCCCCACGCCGCCATCCTCCGGCCCGCCCACGGCCGCTACATCGGGGCAAGCTCCAAGCCGATGCACGAATGGAAACGCCAGCGCGGCGACCTCGTCGGCCTGAACTGGCGAAGTCCCCGGCCCGAACGCCGCTCGATTCGTCACATCGTTTTCGACACCAACTTCTGGAAATCGTCCATCATGGCCCGCTTCAAAACGGCCCCCGGCGACCCCGGTTGCCTGACGCTCTTCGAAGGCGATCATCGCCGATTCGCCGAACACCAGCGGGCCGAATACCGCGTCGAGACGTTTGGCCGCGGCCGAACCGTCCACGAGTGGAAGGAATATCCCCACCGGCCCGACAACCACTGGTTCGACAATATGGTCGGCTGCGCGGTCGGGGCGTCGATGGAAGGAATCCGGCTGCTGGGTGAGGAGCCCAAGCGAAAGCGCCGCAGCTTCTCCGCCGAAGATCTCCGCCGCGGGAGGCGTGCCGGATGAGCGACCGCCAGATCCCCGCGACCATCGACCCGGAAGGCCCGGGGATCCCCTGCCCAAGATGCGGCTGCACGCACCACCGCGTGGTCTACACCCGCCAGGTGGCCAACTTCACCCGCCGCCGCCGCGAGTGCCGCCACTGTGGCCGCCAGTTCTGGACGACTGAGCGAGCGCCGGAGGCCACCAACGGCCCCGATGAGCCACTTTAAGTACACATCTGTACCAAAACCCCCGTCGACCACCTCGAAACCGGGGCGCAAACGGGCACTGACCGCCTAGAATACGGGCAGCAACGCGGGACGGCTGGGCGCCGTTCCATCGGCACCTGGGGCCTGTGTGGAGGCCACACCCTCCGCGCAGGCCCTTTTTGTATTGCCATGGCTGATCTGTCGAGCGACATCGAAACCAACGCCCAGGGCCCCAAGCGGATCACGATCGACGGCCAATCGGTCACGCAGCACGGCCTCAAGGACCAAATCGAGGCCGACCGCTACGGCAAGGCCAACACGGCCACCCGCTCCGCCGGCCGCGGCATCCAGATTACCAAGCTATCACCCCCGGGGGCCGTATAGCATGGCGATCTTCGATCGCGTCGCCCGCGCCCTGTTCGGCCGCCAACCGGCGGTGGTCTCCGCCGACCGCCGACCGGTCGCGATCCGCGCCCGCTACGACGCCGCCCAGACGACCGCCAACAATTCCCGCCACTGGGCCAATACCGACAGTCTTGACGCCAACGCGGCCAACTCGGCCGGGGTCCGCACGACGATCCGCGAGCGGGCCCGCTACGAGGTCGCCAATAACTCGTACGCCCGCGGCATCACCCAGACGCTGGCCGCCGACCTGGTCGGCACCGGCCCGCGGTTGCGGGTCGCGTTGCCGACGATCACCGATCCGCTGAAGCGCAAAACCCTCAAACGCCAACTCAAGGCCGCCTTTGCCGCCTGGGCCCGATCGGCCCGGCTGGCCGAACGCCTCCAGACGATGGCCCTGGCCAAGGTCGTCGACGGCGAGTCGTTTGCCCTATTCACGACCAACGAACGGCTGACCCATGGCGTGAAGCTCGACTTGCGGCTGGTCGAGTGCGACCAGGTCACGACCCCCGACCTGGCCGTCTACGAAGAAGGCCGGATCGACGGAATCCACGTCGACGCCCTGGGCAACCCGACCGCCTACGACGTGCTCCGCGCCCACCCCGGGGCCGACACGGCCGCCGCGGCCGCCGACGCGCTGAAGTACACGATCGAGCCCCGCGACAAGGTCAGCCATCTGTTTCGATGCGACCGGCCGGGCCAACTCCGCGGGATTTCCGAGATCACGCCGGCCCTGCCCCTGTTCGCCCAACTCCGCCGCTTTACGCTGGCCACGATCTCGGCGGCCGAAGGGGCGGCCAACTTCACCGGCGTGATGCACACCAACGCCGGGGCCGTCGAAGAGCCCGACGACGTCGAGCCGCTTTCCGCGCTGGAGGTCGAGCGAAACGCCCTGTTGACACTCCCCCAGGGCTGGGCCATCGACCAGATGAAGGCCCAACATCCGTCGACGACCTACGAGGTGTTCGTCTGCGCGATCCTCCGCGAAATCGCCCGCTGTCTGCACATGCCAAGCATCATCGCGCTGGGCGACGCGTCGAAGTACAACTTCGCTTCCGGCCGGCTCGACATCCAGACCTATCACCTAGCGTTGCGACTGGCGCGGCAACAAATCGAGATCGAGATCCTCGATCGACTCTTCGCGCTGTGGCTCGAAGAGGCCCTGTTCATCCCGGGGCTGCTTCCCGCCGGGCTCCCGCCGTTCGATCAACTCGCCTTTTCCTGGATGTGGGATCGTCGCGAGCCGGTCAACCCGCAACAGGAAGCCCAGGCCAACAAGATCAAGCTCGAGACAGCTCAGACCACGCTCGACCGTATCCACGCCGACGCCGGCAACGACGCCGACGAGGAACTCGACACCTGGGAGGAGGAGCAAGAGCGGATCCGCGCGGCCACGCCCCAGCCTACTCCGCCGGCCGACCACGACGAAGACGGCGAGGCGGACGACAAGCCCGAACCCACCAACCAAAAGGCCGCCGCATGACACGCCACTTCGCCGATCCGTTCGAACGCCGCACGCTGCAAGCCGCCTCCGTTCCGTCGGAAATCCGACTGATCGAGGCCACCGCCGAGCCGGTCGACATCCAGGCCGCGGCCGACGGCGACGACGGAAAGCCCCGCCTTCGCCGCTTCACGGCCACGGCCTACAACGGCGGCCCGATGGTCCCGCGTGGATTCGACCGGCCCGTGGTTGTTGACCTGTCCGGCGTTCGCGTGGCCTCCGGCAACCGCCCGATCCTCAAGGATCACGACCAGGCCCAGATTGTCGGCCACACGACAGCCATCAAGGTAGGCGACCGCCGCATCAGCGCGACCGGGATCATTTCCGGGACCGGCCCGGCCGCCGCCGAAGTCCTGGCCAACGCCGACAACGGTTTTCCTTGGCGGCTCTCGATCGGCGCGGCCATCGGCCGGATCGTCGCCGTGGACGAGGGCGAACGGGTCACCGTCAACGGCCGGACGTTCAAGGGCCCGATCTACGTCGCCCGTGCCATCACGCTGCAAGAGATCACCTTTTGTGCCATCGGGGCGGACAACTCCACGTCCGCCGCGATCGCCGCTACTTCCTACCAAAGGGGAAATTCCATGGATTTTGAAGCCTGGCTCACCGCCCAGGGTTTCGACCCGAACGAGCTTTCCGACGCCCAGACCAAGACCCTCCGCGCCGCCTACGACGCCGAACAGGCCGACGCCGACCCACCGACCGATCCGCCCGCGGACCCGCCGGCCGACGTCCGAGCCTCCGGCGACCCCGCGCCGCCGGCCGCTCCGCCCGCCGACCCGATCGGCGACCTGGCCGCCGCCGGGGCCGACGAGGTCGACCGCCAGCGCGAAATCCGCGACCTGTGCGGCGACGAACACACGGATATTGCCGCGACCGCCATCCGCGAACGCTGGACCACCGAGCGGACCGAGTTGCAGATCCTCCGCGCCAGCCGCCCGACCGGCCCGGCGATCCACAATCACGGCAACGGCGAAGGGCGAACGCCTGCTGTCCTGGCCTGCGCGCTGGCGCTTGACCAGGGCATGGAGGAGAACCTGGTCGCCGAAGGCGAGACCGAGCAGACGATGAACCAGGCCCTAACCGCCAATATGCGCGGCTATGGCCTCAAGGCGCTTTTCTACGACGCCTTGCGCGCCCACGGGATCAGCTTCCACCCCGGGCAGTTCGGCAACGAGGAGATTCGCAACGTGCTCCGGACCGACCCGGGGCTCCACGCCGCCTCCGGCTTTTCGACGCTGTCGGTCTCCGGAATCCTGGGCAACGTCGCGAACAAGACGTTGCGGGCCGCCTACCGCACGGTCGACGACGTCGCCAGCCGAATCTCCGACTCGATCAGCGTGCCCGACTTCAAGACCACGACGAGCTACATGCTCACCAGCACGGGGGAACTGCAAGAGGTGGGCCCGAGTGGCGAACTGAAGCACGGCCAACTCGGGGAAGATAGCTACACCAACCAGGCGGTAACCCGCGGGTTGATGTTGGGCCTGAACCGCCCCCAGATCATCAACGATGACATGGGCGCCTTCCTCAAGATCCCGCGAACCCTCGGCCGCAAGGCCGCGCTGTCGTTGCAGAAGGTTACCTTCACGACGCTACTGGGCAACGCCGGCTCGTTCTTCTCCAGCGGCAACAAGAACCTGTTGACCGGGGCCGGCTCCGCGCTGTCAATTGCGGCCCTGGCCACCGCCGCGAAGACGTTCGCCGAACAGACCGACCAGGCTGGCGACCCGATCTCCGTGACGCCCGCCATCCTGTTGACGCCGCCGGCCCTGATGGTCACCGCCGAATCCATCTACAAGAAGGAGACCGTCAACGAAACGACCACGGCGAACAAGAAGAGCCCGGCCGACAACCCACACGCCGGCAAGTACCGGCCCGAAATGTCGCCCTATCTCAGCAACGAGAACATCACGGGGTACTCCGACTCCAAGTGGTACTTGTTCGCCGACCCGGCCGACGTGGCCGCCCTGGAAATCGCCTACCTCCAGGGCAAGAAGGCCCCGACGATCGAATCGGCCGAGGCCGCCTTTAACGTCTTGGGAATCCAGTTCCGCATCTACTTCGACTTCGGCGTCGCGTTGGCCGACCCGCGAGGGGCCCAGCGCAACGACGGCGCGTGATGACGCCCGAATCCCGGAGCCGACGGGATAACATCGGTCGGCCGGGTGTGAGGCCCGGACCACGTCTTACTACCACAAAGCACGAAACACGAACCAACGAGGTTTTACGATGGCTACTGCCTCCTTTGTCCAGGAAGGCGACTATCTGGACTATACGCCGGCCTCGGCCGTCACTGCCGGCCAGATCATCGTCCATAACGACATGCTGGTCGTTGCCCCCGACGCGATCGCCGCGGGGGTCAAGGGCGCCGTCCGGCACAACGGCGTCTGGACGTTCCCCGCGATCGACACCGCGCCGTTCGACTTCGGCGTCGATCTCTACTGGGACGAGAGCGCCAGCAAGCTCACCACCGACTCGGATTCCGGCGCAAACCTCTACGCCGGCAAGTGTGCCAAGGCGAAGGCCACGGCCACGGCAACCGCCGACTGCCTGCTGTTGCAGGAACGGGACACGGCCGCCGCGCACCCGTCGACCCACGCGTATTGATCGACGCCGCCTGGCCAGGAACCTACTTAACCGTCTGGGGATTGCCGCATGGCCGACCTGTTGGCCACCGCCGCCGACCGCCTGGGGGCGACGCTCAAAGCGCACGCCTCCCAGACGGTCGTCTACCGCCGCGGGTCGGATACCTGCACCTGGGCCGCCTCGATCGGCGAGACGGTCCGGGCCACCGAAACGGCCTACGGCCAACTGGAGGAAAGCCGCTCCCGCGACTTCCTGGGCCAGGCCGCCGACCTGGTCCTGGCCGGTTCGGTCGCCGAGCCGCAAGAGGGCGACCGGATCGAACAGACGGTCGGCGCGACCAAGTACACCTGGGAGGTGCTCCGCCAAGACCAGCGGTCCGCCTTCCGCTACTGCGACGCCCGCATGACCCGCTTGCGCATCCACACCAAACTCGTCAAGACCGAGGCCGCCTAAATGACGCCCCGCAAAGACCGACCGCCGCAATGGCAACAGATCCTGACCGTGGCCGCCATCGTGGTCGTCTGGGCCACGTCGCTGATGGGTGCTGTCTGGTGGACCGCTGCCGACCGGACCGCCGCCCTGGACCAGATCGAGGCCGCCGCGGTCTGTATCGACGACCACGAGGCCCGGCTTCGAGCCCTGGAGAACCAGACGGCCCAAATCGCCGCCGATATCCGTTGGATTCGCCAGCACATGGAAAAACACCTGTCGACCTGGAGGCCCGCCGTTCCGCCGCCGGACACGTGAGGCCCCAGGCCGGCCGACCCGGCCCCCACTACCCCGCCCAAACCAACGCCCCAACCCAACGCACGCACACGCTACCAACACATGGCCGACGCCGAAGCCGTACTGATCGCCGAAGCCGTCAAGGACCTCTTGGCCGCGGCCACGCTCTCGCAGGAGATCGAGGCGGAGCGGAAATGGCTGCCGCGCAAGAAGCTCTCGGAAATGGAAGACGCGATCTACGTGACCGTGGTCCCCCGCTCCCAGACCTCCGAGATCCTCGGCCGCGCCGAGACGGCCCACGTCTACTACGTCGACGTGGCCGTCCAGAATCGCCCGGAGAACCTGACCAACGCGAAGCTTGACCCGCTGGCCTACCTGGTCGACGAAATTCGCACCTTACTGTTAGGCCAACGTCTGGCCAGCCCAACGGCCCGCTGCATTGCGGCCAAGATTCCCGGCGAGGCGGAAGGGGCGATCGCCTGGCCGGACCACCTCGACGAATTGCGTCAGTTTACCTCGATTATGACCCTGACCTACAAGCTCGTAACCATCTAGCCGAAAGGCCGCCGCCATGCCTGGCCCCGCAACCCACGTTGTCGACCACCGTCTGACGCCGCTGGGCTATCAGCAAATCACGTCGCTTTCCGCCGCGGCCGCCCTGACGATCCCGGCCGGTGCCCACTTCGCGCTGATCCAGGCGGAAACGCAGCCGGTCCGCTGGCGCGACGACGGCACCAACCCGACCACCACGGTCGGCATGAAACTGGCCGTCGGCGATTCCCTGTGGTATTCGGGCGACCTGACCGCCATCCGGCTGATCGAACAGGCCGCGTCGGCAAAGCTCAATATTTCCTACTATACCTGGTGATCGCCGCGCCATGCTGTCCGCATCGAACCTGCTCCGCCGCCGCCGCCATTTCCGCCGCGCCGCCGCTTCGCGCGCTTTCGAGGAAGTGAAATACGGGGGAGTATGGGAAACGTCGCCCGCTTCCGAATTGGGCTGGCCCTACCCCGACACGA